CGAGAACGTACCGTAATCATTGTCGTTATCTGGTGAACGCTTGATATCCTGAATAGAGATCTTGAGGTTTCTGTTGCTCCAATCACCGGGCTCGTTGAGCGCTACGACCTTAAAGAGTGGTCGCGATGTTGGATTGTTGCTTGTGCGGCAGGCAATAATCTGAGGCGTCTGAGCTGCCTGTAAGGCTGCTTCGTGGTTGCCTGCGGATCCGTTAGCCGCGCCGGCAGTGTTGTTAATGCGGACGATAGCGCCCCAGGTCTGGGAGCCGGTGATATTCGAAGCCAAGTGGCGATCGAATGTTTCGCCGAGCCAGTAGTTTAGGCGTGTGCCCGCGGCCGTGATGCCGTCATTCGTTAACTGCGGGTTGGTGTTCAGGACCTTGCGGATGTACTTGGAGCTTGTACGATCGAAGTTGAACACTACAGTGGACCCAGCAGCGCTCGGACCGGAGCCAGTCATGACAAGCTTGAATTCTTTAGCGACGCCGGTGTCAGATATAATCCAAGAAGAGCCCTGCGCGGTTCGGTCGGACTTTGAGGGTGCTGCAGCGCCCGAGACAGCGACGGCACCACTAAGCTCCAGAAGCACTGTGTCCGGTGCATAAACAATACCAGCTAGTACGAAATCAAAACCGTTCCCTTGGCGCCAGGGGCGCTCTCCGCCGGCGTTCCCGGGGGCTTCGCCCACAAGGATAGCCCAAGCGTTTGTCTTGTCCCAGCCGGCCTCACCGGAATCAACCGTGTAGCCGGAGGCCTGGGAGCCGAGGAGTCGAACGTATGTCAGGGGAGAGCTGTTTCGGAGATAGGCCTGGGCGGCATATGCGCCGTAGGTGGTGGCCGTGGTGTCATTTCCTTCACGCCACACATCGCCGCCGGAGCCGCCAGGAGCTGGTGCGCCGAAGACGTTAACGAACTCTTCAAAAGAGTTAACTGTGGTCGGTCGGAGGGCAGGGCCCTTTTCGGCTCTACCGATGATTACTGGGCCGATGCCTGCAGGAGATGCAGGTACCTGGGAGTTGTCAATCTCGTTGACAAAGACCCCGGGGGAAACAAATCTATAATTTTTAACTGACATTCGTTAGGTTCTCCTATGCACTGAAAATGTTCAAAAGTAAATAGTGTTAAATAGTATCAATGGTACTATTCTCTGTAAAATCCATCCTTAATGGTATCGGGGATATCGCCAAGTATTGTTCTTTCGCGAGCAAACCGAAATTCTACAGCGTTTTCACGGCGCACTATTTTGGGTCTTTCATCATTGTCACCATCGCCCATTAGATAACCCAACACTTCAATATTAATGGTAGTTTCATAGTTCCGATGCTCCATTCCCAAATTAGCTTTGTTGGATCCGTCAGAAAGGTTACCTTCAATGAATATTTCATAATAATGGCCCTCATTGTGGATTCGTTTGGGCATTCTGGAGTTTCCTGGGACAGTCAGGAAAGGAGTTATCAATTCGTTTAGCTGCTGCTGATATTCTGTTCGCGCTGTGATCTCATAAGCGACCTTAACCCAGACTGGCAGCGGCATTGTGATGGTTTCATAGACAACGCGCTGGGTCGACATATTTCTCTTGTTCGTATTCAACATTTTACTGCTGACATTTTTATCGGGGCCCTTCTTCTGCTTAGAGTGGGCATTTTGAAACTCAGCTGTCTTTTTCTGGTTTATTGTTCGCGCTACTGTAATAGTACCACCCCGAGCATCTGGATTTGGATATAAATTAGCGTATACCGTGCCGCGGAAGTCTTGCTCTTTTGTAACGTTAGAACGATTTATGGTAATCAAGGGCAAAATCAGTGTTTCTTCTGAATCTCTGATATCTTTGTTCTGCTTTAGTTGATATGCGCGCTCTGCGGTGACCCACAGGACCGGAACCTTCTTAAATCCTTCGTTTGTTCCCACCGATAAGTTTAATTCCTCATCGATGAAGTCCAACATCGCCCGATCGATTGTTTCCAGGGTCGAAGGCATAAGCTCGATCTCATGCAGCTTGTCGGCAACGTCTTTGTCGCCAATATAATCGTATTTCTGATCCTCTGTGTCCTGGATCTGTGCTTGAGTTCGTTTGCTTCGCGACATTTATACTCCTTAGCCCACGTATATGCCTGCTGGAATGTTTTCCAGCACTTTCTTCGCTGCATCTTGCAGAGTAGAGTCGACTGCTGCGAGTTTATCGTATGTCAATTCATCCAGAATTGTCTTCAGTTCCTCGCGGAGACTATCTTGCTCTGCTTTTGCTTGACCGAGCAACTCTGCATGGTTTAAAGTGACCGATTCGCCAGGAATTGGCACCACAGCAAACTTGCCGCGTACTTGGCCGAGCATTTCTTTAGTAAGCGCTAGCGCAAACCGTCGGATCCATTGCTTTCCAATTGAGTTAATTCTTTTATATGGAAGATTCTGGAACGGCAGCGTGTTCATGTTGTTGATGCCTTCTGTTCCAGTGCGCCCGCGGGGGTTTTCCTCCCACGGCTCGTAGTCGCCCTCGATAGAGAACTGGATCCAGAACTTTTTGGGCCCTGTGCTGTCTGGCCGAGGGAAGAGTCTTAGTCTGTTGTCCTGAATCTCGTAAGAATAGTGAGAGATCCGCGTCCAGAGAGCATCCTCATAGGCCATTGCCTGCAGTTTGTTCTGCCACGTGGGCACAATCTCAAAGGTAGAGTCATCAGCGTACTGTCCGTACGTTCTGAGGTTTCCCACAACTGAGAAACCGCCGTAGTAGCCATAGAATCTCCACATTGCGCGCGGGGTCTTGAAGAATACTTTGCGCACAATGATTCTCTTGTCTTTTATTCTCTGATAATAGAGAGCCTTAGTGTCTGTTAGGGATGATGCTGATAAAATCGTTTGTAGGTCATAGTCTTGTCTGTTAGCTATACGGTCGATAGAACCAGAGTAAATCGGTGTTGTGCCCCCGAGATTGGTTTCCGTTGCAATGCCCTCTGAGATTCTTCGGACGTACCCATAATCGAAGCGAGGATACTTTAATTCGATGTTCGACCCAGACAGAGCGTGCCCGTGCGTGATCTGTCCGTCTTGGTCGAAAGATGCGGTTGCTGCGCCCAAGAAGTCGGAAAGAGAATTCTTGGTTTGATGAAGGTTGACAATGTAGGAATATTCTAGTACTGCCTCTTCATATGCTGAGTATACATTCCCCTCAGTAAGCTCTATGTCTAATACATCCCCGCCCAGCTTCTTGTAGGTGTATGCTACTTGGTCTGCTGCGCCAGAGAGAAAGGCCGCGGACGAGTATATCCCGAAAGGGAGTGTGGCGGCAACATTTCCTGTGCTACCAGTGGCCGGCAAAACATTGGTATTTGTTGTCGAAGCCGGATTAAGCTTTGGTATGGCCATGAGGGGTCCTCTGTTTGTCTAGTAGTAAATAGAAAGCCCCGCCTCAAAAGAGACGGGGCTTTTACTATTTTGACCTAACGTCGAGTATATTAGGATTCGAGACCGCGAACGATCACCAAACCATACATATCAGGACGCACCATCTGCTTGGCATATCGAGTCATCACGCCCTTGCGAGGCACGAAGTCTTCAACACCGAAGATTGTGGGGGTAGTCTGTAGCGGCACATAAGGTGCGTATACATAACCACTCTCTAGGAAGCTACTACCGCGTCGACCAACTAGGATCAAGTTACGCGGGAAGTAAGGATCGACGATGAGGTCGAACTTCTTGGAGAGGGAACCAACCTTAACAGCACCCGCGTCTCCGCGGTCGCTATCAGCAGTCACATTAGCACGGAAGCCAGCAGTGAACTCTAGGATGTTAGCAATCTCTGGTGAAATCACGCAGAAGTTTGCAGCACCACGGAGCGTCTTGCGGTGGATCTGTGCCGAGACATCGTTGATGGTTTCAACGAGGGTCTCGTACCACTCACTCACGTTACCGGTGAAGTCCTGCGTTACGCTGGAAACTGCACCTGTCTCGCGGTTGAGGAACTGACCCGGGTGACGGGACCAGTAACGAGTACCAGCAGTTGAGCCCTTGACGAGGTCCTCAAGGATCTCGCGATCGATCTCTAGAGCAATCTGCTCAGAAAGGATCTGGGTCAACTCAACCTCGGCGTCGAGGTTGTGGTATGCGTTGAGGTCCTGCCCAAGCTCAGGGGTCCATTTGGCCTTGAGCTTCTTGGTGACAGCGGTGACAGCCACGGAATCGACTTTGATGTCGATCTCGGGGATCTGATCACTACCCTCAAGCGCCCACTGTCCAGCACCTTCAATAGCACCAATCGCAGAGTTCACGGCCTGGAAGTTATCCGTCATCGGGAAGGTTGCGACCGCGTTCACCACACTGTGACTTAGAGAGGCCGGGGTTCCTGCAAGGGTTGAGCCGAGCATAACCGCGTGGACCGCACCAGCACCAGTCGAAATCGAGGACCTTTGAGTACCATCGGAAGACTGGCTCATCACCGTTAGGCGATTTACTAGCATCAAGTTTGCTGTGTTGGATGCAGTAAGAGCGAGAGCCGAAAGGTCACGCCAGTTCATCTGGGAAGCCGCGGGGATGGTCTTCTCGATAATACAGAAGGCGGATCCAGAAGCAAGATCCGGATCGAAACGCAGAACCTCATCTACCTGCAACGGAGGCATGGGCTGCCCCGGTCCGGCGCCGAGATTCTCGCTTGGATTCGCGCACCATCTTCCGCCGACACCGAGGGTACCAGAGAACACAACCTGACCAAAGGTAGCAATACTACCTGTAGGCGAAGCGTAACCATTACGCAAGTTGTAAGGGCCGCCTGCATCTGTACCAGCAAGGCCGGTAAGATCCACACCACCGGTGATCTCGGCACCTACGACGTCGCCACCGTAGATTGACTTGCCGGCAACAAAACCGAGGCGAGTCTCAGTGTTCTGGCCAGAAGCCTGATAGACTCCACCAAAGGTGAAGTCGAGGAAGAAGATGAGGCCCGAAGGCAAGCTCATCGGCTGAACGCTAACGAGATCGTTAGCAATCAAGTTGCCGAATACACGGCGAACGAGGGGGAATGCAACAGCTGCAAAACCCTCAACGTCTCCACCAGCCATGGTGGAAGACTCACGGAGTAGCTCTTTTGCCTGGTTCTCAAGCAAACGTGCCATACCGTTCCGAGCGGTATCATCGCCGATTCCTTCTAGAAGTCCGGTGCTTTCCCATTTGGTGATAAGCGCCGCACCCTCTGTCGAGAGATCGCGATTGACAATACCTTCGGTTAATTTCTGTACAATAGACATTTTATAACCTCCTATATATGTTGTTGAATGTCATTTATTCAAACCTGCTAAACGCAGCATCCGACCCATTCTTGGGTCTTCAGTTGCCTCGTTGTTTTTCTTGGAGCTGAGTAAGATCGAGGCTGGTCTCTGAACCGCTTCACGGAGTGTTTGTGGTCGTGTGCGCTGTACTGGCGTGGACCCCACTGCGTTTTGAATTGTTTCATAGATCATTCTCGCTTCTTCAACAGAATTGGCAGATTGAACAGCTTCGACAATTTGTTTCTTTTGTCGCTCATTCAAGGAGGCGCTATTCAAAGCCTTGTTTTGATAAACAAGCTTGGCGTTTTCCAAGTTCAACCTTGTGAGTTGATACTTGGATTCAATTAAAAGAGCCTTAAGCTCTCTTGTTGATTCTTTAAGTTCTGAGATCTTCGTCTCATAGAGTTGTGTATCGGGCACCACATCAACGGTTCCCATATCTTCGTCACCCTCTTCATCACCCTCTTCCTCTTCGTCGAGGTGGGCGGCATTGGCCGCGGCCATGGCATCGTTGTTGGCCTGCTCTATACTGTTGTCTGCGGAATTAACCGAGGCCCAGCCTTGCGGGCGCGGCGTCATATCGAGTACCAACTCTTCGATAAGATCGGATATCATTTCTTCGGTGAGATCGATATCCTCTTCTAAGCCTGCCTCGGGGGTCTCATCGTCGGTACCTGTATTGGTAGTTTCAATTTCTCCCTGATCAACTTTAGCATCATTATTCATCATATCATTCGTGATGGGGCCGTCTTCCTGCATAATATCGTCTGCCATACCTAGGGCATCATTAAGGTCGCCTTCGCCGGCTGTGTCGCCTGCAGCCTCTTCCTCGCTGATCCTGGCCTTAAGCTGATCAAAATCGATTTCGATGAGTTCGTCTGCGGGTGGGCCGTCAAGCTCTTCATTCTGAAAAGCGTACGGGACCTCATCAGTGAAGGAGGTGTCTGCAGACTCTGTTTCTTCTTCTAGACCCATAGGGTCTTCTTGTTCCAATAAAGTGGACAACGCGTCCTTTACTTCCACGGAGTACTTCTCTAGTACTGCCGTTTCGGCATTTTTGAGGGCGGCTTCCTTAAGGGCTTTCGCGTCTACAATAGCTTCTTCTAATAGTGAAGACATAGAATTAACTCCAGTTCTGATGACTTATCAGAAATAAATAGTTCGTAAGAGTGGGAAATGACTAATAGTTGTGATTTAGGATCTTTTGAAGCTAACCGGCTCCACCATTCTGCCCACCAAGGCGAAGGATCCTAACGGATGAGAAGTAGTTGTAGAAGGCAGTCCCGGAGGACACCTTGAAGGCTGCGAGGGCGAGCCTGAGTTCAGACGGCTTAAGGCCCCAGGCGGGCTCTGTGGATTGCCCGTATGTATTCACCGTCACGGCCCCAGCCTGCACCCAGCACCGCTGAGAATTGATGTCCACCAGCGGAACAGCGCTGGTGTCCGTCGATGTTGAATGGGCACAGATCGCATTTCCTCCAGTGAAATACAAGACAAGCTCCATACTTCTAGGCTTGCTCTCCGACAAAGCGCCAGAATACGTCGTAACGGATTGCTGGGTTGGGTGCCCGCTTACCTGCCAAGCCCTTGTGTTGACCGAGCTGTAGTAAGTCCGATAGTTAAGCCATTTGCTCACCGCTTTGAGGTCGGCGCCGGGTTGGTACAGAACAACCGCGTATCCGTCATACTGTGCGGCAGGGGTAACGGGCTCGTCGGTGAAGGCCTGAACGCAGATGACATCCCTGCTCGTTAGGTTTGGGATACAGTCTGCGAGTGCCACATTTAGACAGGGGGAGTCCAGCCCCTCGTTCCATGTATTGGTTCCAGTTCCTGGGGTGATCTTGAGCCCAGAGCCGTTCACCCACTCAAGCGTGCCGATGGCGTCGTCGGTATCTCCCGTGTCATCCTCTTCGGCAGTCCACGTCACTGTCGCCCCGTCAGCGTTTCGTGTCCCAAGGTCTATCTCGTCGTTGTGGGCGATCGCAGCAGAACTCTGCGTGGTGAAGTCTACGGAGTACTCCTCGTACCAGTCGTCGTAGTCCACGGAGGAAATAACTCCGGCGATAGTTTTAATATTAGCCATTTCTACTCCATTTATTAGTGATGAATCGGACATCCCTACTATCCAATTTCTACATATGTACTATCCGGATTAAAGTAAATCACATTTGCAGTATCTGTTCCATAACCTACAACTCTAACATATGAATCGGCGGCAGACGGGGCAGCGCCACTTAGATAGCCGCCCGCTACCACAGCGCGACCAACGCTACTCGATTGGATATATATGGGGGCGCCCTTTATAAAGGATCCCGAATAGAAAGTATTTACATCAAAATACCCTTTAATTAAAACGCCGTGTTGCTCTGGCTGTTGACCCATAGCTATGCCTATTAACTGATTATGTCCACTTCCAGTGTTTGCACTATCAGCTGATTCCCATCCGCCGCCGGCATTAAGATAATAAACACCGCCGGCAGTAAGACTGGCAGATGCTGTCCCAAAATATACAACTTCGCCGCCGCCCGTATCATTGCTGAGGTTAATTGGATCTCCAGAGCCGGTGTAGTGTACATCGAGGGACAGTGGGGGGGCGCCGGCGGGAACTCCAATTCCTAGCGAACTAGAAAGGAAGAGTGAGTTAGCACGGAGATCTTGATCGGCGGAGGCGCCAAACATGATGGTGCCGTCATTCGAAGTCAAGACTTTGTTGCCTTCGAAGTTGAGACCACCGAAGTGTGACGTAACACCGCTGGCATCAATGTCGACTGCGAATTCGGCGCCGTCGGCAGTGATAAAGCAGATGTCGTCGTCGTTCTCGTCGGTCATCATGAATATCCCGTCACCGAGTGCGGCACTACCACTGACAGAAGAAGAAACGAACAGAGCTATATAGCCGTCGTTGTCTTCGCGGTCGGTGCCCCACTGGAGGCTGTCAACGTCGGTGTTTAGCTCACCGTCCGTGCCGGCGAACAGAATGCCGCCTTCATCTAGACCACCGAACTTTGCTGTCGCACCGGCGACTTCACCGGAACCAGAGATCGAACCACTGACAATGAGAGAACCAGATACAATGATGTTGTTATCAGCTGCAGCCCCAAGGACAACTTTGTCAGGACTATCATTATCTACTAGTAAGAGTTGAACACCGGCGCACTCAAGTGATATCGACGGCGCGTCGTCGACGCCGAACCTTAGTCTCGTAGTCTCAGAACCGCGGTTCATTAAATAGCCGCCGCCGTTGCCAGTACCAAATATGATGTGCCCATCTATTTCCAATGCGGCAGCTGGATCCTCGATGCCGATGCCGACGCGACCTGAGCCAGTAACAAATAACGCGGGAGCAGTTTCAGTTAGTCCATCAACGCGGAACAGCGCTTCATCCCCGGACGAAGA